GATCAAGATCACTGGATTAAGGATTATTTCTTTGACAATAAGAAACCAGACGTAAGATTAGATCATTCGACATATCGACATAACAAGTTTTTAGATGCTGAATATACAAGGGAATTAAAGCGCCTGAAAGAGATAGATGAATATTATTATCAAGTTTATTGTCTTGGTGAATGGGGTGTAATATCAGAAGCAAGGGTATTCCATAATTTAAAAGTACATGAATTTGATTATGACGAAAGCAATTTAGAGAACGTTCGTTATGGAATGGATTTTGGTTTTGTGAATGCGTCTTCTTTAATATCAACAGGTTATAGGGATAATAGTTTATATATATTTGATGAATTGTATTACAGGGAATTAACAAATACCGAGCTTATATCAAAGGTTGATGATTCGGGGTTTGATAAAAATAATGTAATTATTGCTGATTCGGCAGAGCCGGACAGGATAAAGGAATTTAGACAGGCAGGATATGATATCAGTGGTAGTAAAAAGGGGAAGGGAAGTCTAAGGAATGGCATTGATTATTTAAAGAATTTCACAATACATATCCATTCAAAAAAATGTCCTAATGCAGTTAAGGAATTTCAGGAATTCAAGCAAAGGGAATTAAAAGATGGTACTATCACAGAGGATTTTGTTGAATTAAACGATCATACGATTGCTGGTGTTCGATACGGAAACGAGGATTTATGGGTTCAACACATAGTATTAGCGCCGTCAATTATCAAGCATGGCAATAGACCGAAGCTACGAAGTAAAGTAATGGATTTACCAACATAGGGGATAATAATATGCCTCAATCAAAATTAGTCAAAGAAATTACATTATACGGTGATAAATACCAGCGGGTGTCTGATGTACTTTTTTATAGCTCTGAGAGGACGGTTGAGCAATATAAGAAAATGCGTATGTATCCTATGTGCTGGATGGGATTGAATTTTATTAAGCTGGGATTACCGGATGCCCCCTTCACTGTTGAATGTGATGAGGATGAAAACATAAGGCTTATTACAGAAAAGCTATTAAAGAAGTTCTGGAAACGGCTTATTAGGGATGCACTGGAATCTCTTGATTTTGGATTTAAGGCTAATGAGATCAGATATGAATATGGGACACTGAACTACAAGGATAAGAATGATGATAATGCGGTATTCGAGGGACTACTGTTAAGGCGTCCAAAGGGGCTGGATGGGGAAACTATTGATATACTGGTTAATGAGCCCCTTGGAGATTTAAAGGGCTTTAGACAGAACGATACTATTGACGTTTTTACAAAAGATAAAAAGGCTTTATTATTTACCAACAATCTTGAATCTGGAAACTATTATGGCATATCAAGTCAGGAGCCGATTTATCCTTCTTGGTATGATGCTAATATAAATCGTCAATTTCACATGAGGTGGCTGGAAAGGAAAGGAACTGGAATTTTTATTGGTATATACCCAAAGGGGAAGTCTGTTGTGGATGGGGTTGAGAAGGACAATCAGGATATCATGCTGGATTTACTTGATGGAATCATGGAAGGAACGGCTGTATCACTTCCGTCAGGGAGAGATGAAAATGGTAATCTACAATGGGATATTTCACTATTAGATAGTGATGATAAGACCGATCCATTCATAGAGCGTGCGAAGTATTTAGATGAGACTATATTAAGAGGCTTGATTATTCCGGAGAAAGCCTTAACACAGGGGGAAGTTGGGGCAAGGGCAAGCACCGAGGCATTTCAGGATTTATTTGTCACACGTAAACAAGATGTATTAGATCAGACTGTAGACACTATTGATAGATATTTATTGCCGAGCTTTATTGAGCCTAACTTCGGGAAAGATATTGAAGTCCATGTAAAAGCAGGTAAGCTGGATGATGAGAGTAAATTTACTGCTGGTGAGATTGTTAAGAAACTGATCGAGGGCGGTAAAGAGATTATTGAACAGCAATGGCTTATTGATAAGACAGGTATCCCGCTTGAAGAAAGACCTGAAATTATTGAGGAAATCCCTGAAGAAATTATCGAAGAGGAAGAGTATGAAGAGGAAGAGTATGATGAAGATGGAAATCTGATTGAAGATTATGAGGTAAAAGAGGAAAAGTTTGCACAGAATAGATGGAGGGCATTAACAAAAAGAGAAGACAGTTTTAAGATGAATCAGTTGGATTCACATCTCGATGTATCCAGTATTGAATTTCAATCTGCTATGTCTGAAGAACTTAACAGGCAAGCAGAACGGATAAAGGGTTTTGTTAGTAAGAATTTCGGAACTGATAAGCCTGTAAATATTGCCAATAAAATTGAGATTAAGAAAGCCCCGATTAAAAAAATACTTAGGGATTATTTAGATAATATATATATTTATTCATATAGTAACTTTAAATCAACCGTTGAGGGTGGTGTAAAATTAGCAGTTACAACAGATACGGCAAAGGGCTATATCGGATTCAGGGCTGGCTTGACATCGGACAAGATTGCAAATGATCTTAGCGCTACTATAAAATATAGAGTTGCAAATAATCTTACTGATAATGTAGGTAAGGTAGAAGTGTTGAATAATATTCTTGTTGCAGTAATGGATTATATAGATAGTCGAATATCCAATATAGCCGAGACCGAACTTGGATTCACTCTTGAAAAGGCTAATACTGATTATTACATAATAAATAAAAAGGCAATAACACAAGGATTACTTCCTACAGAGAAAGCCATTAAGAGATTCCAACTATCTGCTATTCTTGATGACAATACTTGTGATTTGTGTTTTAAACTTGACCTAACTATTGTGGACGCTGAATCCCCCGTAATGAGCCAATACAGTACACCGATTCATTTCAATTGCAGATGTGCTTGGTTGCCTATTACTCAGGGGGAGATTGATGATCCCCGATTTCTTGACACTGGCTATTCTTTTGATGGGAAGCAAATGGATAAGTCAATTTCTATAAAAGACGTAAACGCAAGTGTTGGCAAGGATATCAAATTACGGACTTTTAGTGAGGGCATATATAATGGTTAAATGGGAAAATTTACAAATAAAATCATGAAGATTAAACCCAAATTTAAGATAGGAGACGAAGTTTTCACTATCGATTCATATGGTCGAGTGACAATGGAGGTTATTATGGCTAAAATTTACAAACCTGAATTCAACCCACTATTAAGGGATATAATGGCAGCAACGAAAGCGATTGAAGATCAAACATGGAAAGATCCATTCAGATGTAGCTGTATAGATTTATCAAAAGAAGAAGTAAAAAGGCTTGAAGATATGGAAAATGACAAGGAGGGTGAATTATGCCAATTCCCAAACCAAACGTAAATGAGAGCAAGGACGATTTTATATCTCGATGTATGGGTGACGAAATAACGAATACAGAGTATCCCAAAGAAGATCAAAGGCTTGCTGCTTGTAATAGTCAATGGGAAGGTGATGCTAACTTTGCAGATATAAAGGATTTACTAAATGATGAATATGAAGAGATAAACGATGTTGAGATATTTAATATTTATCCGAATGCTCATAATATAAAATTCGTTGAGAAAGACTTAGATGAGATGGTTAATAATTTTCAGAGATATGAAAAATCAAAAAGACCGAATGTAAAGTTAAGTCACTCAGATGAACAATTACTATTAAAGGAATTATTCAATCTTAATAGAATTCCTCTTGGAGAGGAGTTGCCAAATATGGGGTATCTTTACAATATGCGGAAGAGGGGACAGAGCCTAGTTGCAGATATTAAGGATATACCGAAAGTACTAAAAGATAAAGTTTATAATGGGCGTATTTTCAAGACTATATCCCCTGAAATTATTTTAAATCACAGGGGAACAGGAATGAAGTTCATTCAATCAATTGGTTTGACTAATAATCCATCATTGAAACACATCCCGGATGTTCACATGAGCGAGGCTCTTGGCTATGGTGGAGAGTTAAATATAGTAGAAGGAGGTCAAGTTATGACCGACGAAGAAAAAAAGGTAGCCGAAGAAGCTGCAAAGGGAAAGGGAGATGTTCAACTTTCCGAAAGTGCAATCAAGAGCCTGATGGAAAAGTTTTCCGATTTCTTCAAGAAGGAGAAAGTGGAAAAGCCCGAAGTGGATAAGGAAAAGATTGTCACTATGGCTGAAATTGAGAAGGTTAAAGATTCGATAAAAGCTGAATATGAAAGTCAGTTAAATGACTTGAAGGCTAAGCTGATTGATGAGGAAAGTAAGCAACAGAATTTCGGCGATACACTGAAGAAGATTGAGCATAATGCCCGACTTAAGGAAGCCGAAGCGATTTGTAAATCGGCTCAGATGGAAGGTGTACCTCCCACAGTCGTACAACATTTTAAACCAGTACTATTGTCTGAATTTGGAGAGACAATGATTAAATTCTCAGGTGTAGTTGATGGTGAAACTATCGAGGCTGAAAAGTCTTTAAATAGTTTTATTACAGAACTGTTTAAAAATTATCCTGACAAGATTGACATGATGGATAAAACAGTTACAGAACTTACCTCTCCATCGGACGATAAGTACAAAAAAATTAACAGTAGAGTCAACGATTTAATGACTGAAGGTAAAACGAAGCACGAAGCGTTGACCATTGCTGGACAGGAGGCATAGCTATGGGTTGGGATGAAGGAACAACCGAAGAAAGAGATGTCTTGACCATGCCTGCAAAAGCTGGGGCTGCTGTTGCCATTTATCGAATTCTGAAAAAAGGTGTAGCAGCTAACGAGGTCTTGGTCACTACGGCAGGAACAGATATGCCTCAAGGTGTATCTGGGAATGCAAGCGAAGACAATAAAGCCACTTATGCAACAGGGGATTATATCGCATTGAAATATATGGGTATAGTATACATAAAGATGAGTGGTGTTGGACTCAGGAATGACAGGGTAATGCCTACAGCTAATGGCTTGGGCTTACGTCATGTCAATACTGACGGCGTGTATGTCATTGGTTTTGCTATGGAAGCATGGACTGATGGACAAATAATTCCGGTAATGATCGACAGATTCTTCGTCGGTGATTATACGTTATCATAGGGAGGTAAAATTATGCCTACAGGTGGAATAACAAGATATGACAAATATCTAACTGATCTGGCGCTGGCCTATCCCGTTGGTAATCTTATCGGGGAAATAGTTTGTCCGGTGAAATCAGTGATAGATTATAGTGATAAGGTTTTTCATGATGCAGACGATGCAATAGTTCTGCTAAATGATGAAGCCGAAGCAGTACCATCGAATTCGGTGGACTGTACTTCAGGTGATGCTTATTCATATAGAACTACCAGAAAGGCTTTTTCTGGTGTAGTTCGAGACAAGGAAGCATCTAATGCAAGTAAAGTCGTAAAAATGGAACAGAGAGAGACCAATAAAAACACTCATAGGTTGAAGTTGAAACATGAGTACAGGGTTGCCGCTATTTTGAATAATCCGGCAATTGTAACTCAGACTAAAGATGTTGATGCTACAGCCAATGCAAGATGGGATGAAACAACTCCTGTTTTGGAAACGGATATAATTTTAGCGATATCCACAATTTACGATGCGTGTGGTGCAAGTGCGAATACTATAGTCGTTCCGTTTAAGGCAGCTCTCCATTTAGCGAATTTAGCATTTATTAAAAACACCCTTCAACATCAATATGGTATGGAAGTAATACAGGCAAGTTTTCAAAGACAGGTTATGGAGCTTGTTGGGTTGCCTCCGTATATTAAGGGTCTGAAGGTTGTTGTCAGTTCAGGTAGGAAAGACGATTCTAATAAAGGCGAGACAGCCGATACTAAACCCGTTTGGGGGAAACATTGCTTAATCGGTTATGTTCCTCCGAGCCTTGGAGTTGATGATATTTTCGGTGTACTAACAATGGAGTACGAGCCATTGAAGGTATGGAAAGAACGTCAAACAGATCCAAAGGGAACGAAGGTTGTTGTCGAGTGGGATTACGATATTCTTAAAGCCAATATGAGTACGTGGTATTTATTGAAAAACGTGATTGGTTAGTTCAGATTTGTCTTGTCGGCTGTTTGGTTTTTCTCCTTTATTTTTCCAAACAGCCGGTGGGGCATCTTTTTAAGGGAGAATTAAAATGGCTTATTGCACAGTTATTCAGGTTAGGGATTCGAGTAAGAAATTAGAAACTGTTGCAGATGTTCCCGATCTTGATATTACGAATAGAATCGCTGAAGCCGAAAAGCAGATAAAAGCTGATTTATCAGGGGTGATATCTGAAGCTGCACTTGACGCTCTTGGTAGCGGGTCTTCGATTATAAACCTTATGGCTATATATAAATCTACCGAGAAGACGCTGATTGATTTATTCGGTATATACAGAAAAGCCACCGAGATTGGAGACATAGATTATTTTGCCGAACAATATAAGAACTTATTAGATAAAATTTTAGATGGGGATATAGTCCTTGTTGATGCTGGTGGTATTGCAGTTGGATCAGTGGACTTTCCTAAGATAACAGATTCAGATAATAACTTAAAGCTATATCCGAGAAAGGGAGTATCGGGGTTTATACCTGACGGTGCCGATGGCAGTTACGAAGACGACAGAATAAAATGAAGAGAGGTAATATGACAGATCCAAAAAAAGTTAATAACAAGATAGCAAGATTTTCAAAAGTATTTGAGGAGATAGAAAGTTTCATAAAAGATGAGACTATTTCTGTAAGGGCAAAAATTCGTGTGATGGAAGATTACAGGAAATTTCAGGATAAGCAAATAGATAAAATGGTTGAATCTGAAATGGCAAGGATCGCATTGAATAGACAAAATGAGAATTGATATAGAAAACAAAGATCAAGTTATCCGGTGGCTTGAAAATCTAAAGCGAGGCACTGGTGATGCAAGACCATTCTGGAGGGCATTAACTCCGAGGATAACTGAATTTGTAGAGAAGCAATTTGATTATAGTTCTGATTCTGGAAAACGATGGAAAAGTTTAACTGATAAATATGTGAAGTTTAAAGCTAAAAAAGGCTTTCATCCGGGGATAGGAGTAATGACAGGATTGTTAGGAGAAGGGGCGGGGAAACGGGCAATAAAGAAATACAAGCGAAAGGAATTACTATGGTCTGTTAATCAAGGATTAGTTCAAAACAAGGGAAAGAAGTATGCAGGGTTTTTCCATAAAGACCGTCCTATATATGATATGGTCGCAATAAGACTTAATAGTTTTTTAGGGATTGACATTCAGAAGTTTACAGGAGGATCGAAAAATAGTATTACATATTTATGGCTTAGAAATGAGTTGAGGAAATTGCAATGAGAAAAGAAATCATAATTGCATTAAGGTCCCAATTGACTGCCTTCCCTGCATTGGCTTATGCACATGAATCTGGCTATATTGCTGAAGACCCGTATGATCTTATACAGACAAATAAATTCCCCTTTTTTAATATCATCCCTGCTCCGAACTCGGAAATAGGGAAAGTTGATAATGTATCATTCCGAGAAATGGAAAGTCATATAATTCCTATTCTGATTCAATTTGCAACACGATCAATAATCAAGAATGTCGCTGTCATGGGTGATGGAGCTACAATAGGGATATTGGACTTCATGGAGGACTTATGGGATGGGGTTTCTGCTGATAGAACTATCGGCGGGACTGTTGGCGGAATAAATCCGGGAACTACTATCATGATCGATGTATTAGAACTTGAAGATAAGGACAGAATCTTTATTGCAGGTGCAGAACTCACAATAGAATTCTACAAGGATATTGCATTATGACGGGAACTGTTCAATATCTTGGAAAAGAAAAAGAGGTTTTGGTTTTCTATGATGGGAAATGTAAATCAGTTAAGCCTGATGATTTTATAAACGTTCCATTGCAAAAGTGCAAACACTTAATTGAGAAGACTGAGAATTTCGTGCCTACAAAGGAAACCGTTAAGATGCTTAAAAGATTTGATTGGAAAGGAACTCCGAGTGCTAATGGAATGCTAAAAGGGGAAAGGCTTTTTATCATAGGTAGTGGTGGTAGCTTAAAGGGGTTTGATTTTTCAAGGCTTGATAATGAATGGACGCTGGTATTAAATCATTCATTAAGATATTATTCTGATGCAAAAATGCTGATGTTTTTAGATACAACTTTTAGAAATGAATGCAAAACAGAAATAGACAATTTCAAAGGGATTGTCTTTGCTTGCTTCAGGGCTGATTACGATGAACGATTCTTCCATGGCAAGCACTTGATAAAGTTTCCTATCAATAGAAAGATTCCGCAAGATGATATTAACCTCGGATTGTTTAATGGTGAGCTTGTCGGGTTGACTGCTATAAATTTGGGCTTAGTAATGGGAGCTAAAGAAATATATCTGCTTGGTTTTGACATGAATAATGAGAGTGAGAATTATTATTTCTTTGAGGATGAGTTTAAGGTGAAGGGGCGCAAGCACAAAGGGGGTAAGGATGAAAAGGTAATAAAGAAATTCAGGAAGTTTGAAGAGCATAAAGACAGGATTTTTAATTGCAGTCCGATTTCGAAAATAGATGTATTTGATTATAAAAATATTGAGGAGGTTTTAAATGGACAATAGAACGTATTATGTAATACCGGCAAGAAAGGGATCAAAGGGATTTCCATTAAAAAACAGAAAGTTGATTAGCTATACTCTGAAAATAATTCCTTCCACAGGATCAAGCGTTGTTATAACTTCAGACGATGAAGAAATATTGGCAATGGGAAAGGAGAGGGGTTATCAACTAATAGATAGGGATCCGGAATTGTCTAATGATACTGCTTCAGTGAAAGATGTTTTGCTTGATGTTGTTAAACAAATACAAATGAATGAAAATGATATAATTATAATGCTGTATTTAACATACGCTCAGAGAAAAAAGATTGACATAGAAATGGCTATGGATTTTTTCAAGAGCAATGGAGCGAAAAGTTTATTATGCCAGACAGAAGCAAAGTCACATCCTTATTTATGTATGATTGATGATGGCAAAAATAAGGGTATGCAGTTCATTCCACATAACGAATATAGACGGCAGAGCTATCCAAAGGCTTTTAAAATCAGTCATTCTATTTTTATAGCTTATGCAGGGGAGATACAAAACTTGAATTTGAATCTTTATAATGAGGATACTATATTTTTCCCTGTTATAGATTGGATTGATGTTGATACGGAGGAGGACTTTCTAAAGTTAAATGTATAAGATTCTTGATATCATGTTTTTGGCAATTCTTTTTACAATATCTTTATATGTTTTAATTACAGGAGGCTTACAATGGCTACAAGAAAAATTACAAGGAGACCGATGAATAGAAAGGACGGATCAGGTGGCGGGAAGATGGGAGGACGTAATAAGAATACTTCCAGTTGCCCAAGTCCGAGTGGGCCCGGATATGGTAAGGGCGGAGGTAGAGGAAAAGGGGCAAATAGGAAATCGTAATGGCACACACAATCTGGTTTACAGGACTATCAGCATCGGGGAAAAGCACTCTTGCAAATGTAATAAGGGAGAAGTACAAGGA